ACGCTAGAATCACTACCGTGGCCGCTGTACATAACAGGCCCAGAAAAACGGGTCGTACCCATAACAAGATTCCTTCCTTACAAAGGTTTCGCCCTAGAGTCTTGTAAGCGTCTGCTGGGCCAGTCGCTAGGGCTAACTATCCCAGAAAAGGTGGGAGGAGGCTAACCTCCTCCCGTGTCTTTTCCTGTCGTCTAAGCTCCAGGTGATCCAAAGATCCCGCGTGGGTCAGACCAACCGAACGCATAGCGTTCGCGAGCCTTATACCGCACGTTACCTGTATCAAAATCACCTTCCATGGAAGTACGAACTGCCGTCCGGTTGAAGCCTTTCAACCCGTTGGGCGCGTCCGTCTTAATGAACCACGCATCGGTGTCCGTCAAGAAGTGGTTAACGGCATAACCGCCAGGAAGCATTCCCATGTTTCTTACAGCGTTTATGTCGTTATCCGCCGTTCCCGGACGGAGTGTCGATTCAAGGAGACGATCCGTAGTAAACTGAAGTTCCTTCGGAATAATCAATTTAGTACCGCTGACAGCTACCTTCAGTCCACGTTCATCCACAAAACCAGCAATATCAATGAGAGCCTGCTCCAGGCTGGTCTCATTAAGATCTGCTGCCGTGGAAAGCTCGTTACGGAAAGTGCTGCCATTGGCGAGTGTATGTGCCGTGGAACAAAGTTCCAGACCATCGCCGCCCGTGTAGCTGCTGTCAAAAGCATTGTTAAGAACTGACGCACCCTTAACCTGCTTCGTCTGGCTCATGCTACGAGCAAGGGCCTTCGTGTAACGGCTGGCAAGCCGATCATAAAGGTTATCCTCAATAGCTTCTTCCGTAATGGAGAACGCCAAGGCAATTGTCTCCATCGTGTAACGGGCCGTGTACACTTCCTGGGCATCGTCAAATGATACCGCCGACCCCTCAGATTTGGTGGGTGCCGATCCAAAACCGGATAGCATCACCTCTTCCTCAAAAGCACGATCAGAGCTTTCCATAGAAAAGATCTCTTCAAACTCACGGTCGTACTGGTCATATTCCAGTCCAAACAAGGCGTTCAGGCCGGGTTCCAACTCTTTTACAAGTTGCGCTCTACTAATAGCCATATCTCAGCCCTCCTATACGCCGGTGGTTGAAACAGTACCACCAGCAATAGCGCCATTCGGGCTCTGGAAGTGGTTGTTCAACCGCACAAGGACAGGGATACCAGCAGCGGAGAAGTCCTCATTGAGAGCATCCTCCTGCCAACCAAGAACACGCATGTTTAACGTATTCGTGGTCGCTATCGTGCTTATAGCGAGAGCCCCTGACGAGTTGCCAGTGGTTGTGCTGCCGCTAGTTCCACTAGAGAAATTAGCGTTAGCGAAAACTCCCGCTCTGGCGGTAGCCTTGCTTGTCCAACTAGCGTCTGTCGCAATACTAAAGACCTGCATTGGATCATCCGCAACGAAAGCCCTCACAGGATGGTTACTATCCGCTCCTGATCCGGGCCAATAATTACTCCACGTAGGTTTACCCGTGGTGCTCGCGACATACCTACAGCCCATGAAAGCACCAAGTAATCCAACAGTGCCACCTGCCGCTGCGCCCACAACGTCAATATACCCTGTAGACAGGGGAATGACGGGCGTACCGAAATAAATGACATTGCTGTTTCCATTAGCGATCTCATACTGTGTATATCCCGTAACACCCGTGGAGTTGGAGTTCTGCCCGAACTTTGATACGGGCTTTAACCCCCACGCTCCATTTGTGTTTGCCATTTCTAACTCCTCTCGGCAAAAGGATCACAACAGTAAGTCCTACCTACCTCTATGTAGATTTAGGACCTCCAAACGTAACACGCGACTGGCGCTCAGGTTTCTGAATCGCCATCGAAGGGTGCTGGTTTTCCTTGAAGAGATCATTGTCAACGGCCTGCATGGCATCAGAATTCTGCTTCTGAAAATAACTCTTGCGCTCGCCAACAATCTCTTCTGGTATCCGTGCCAGCAATAACCCGCCCACACCGAAGACGCCTTCGTACTTACCGCTATCAATAGTGGGTGCCTCAAAATCTGGGTATTCGTCTTTCCGAACCAATTCCCAGCCCTCTCTCATTCGGGCAGAGATATTTTTCCGGTCATCAAAACCCCTGACTTCGGAGCGAATCCACCTATGAACGAAGCCTTCAGGTGGGGTAGGCGCATCCAATAAGGATGGAGGGGCCCAAGGTTTCCTTCGCGGCTGCGCCGCTCTGGTCTTGGAGGCGCGAGGAGTCTTATCTATTTCTTGCTCAACCATTTCATTTCTCCTAGCGTTTATACTTCGCGTACTCGTCAAGAGGAACCCCGAGCTTCCGAGCTATCGCAACTTCGCTGGGGGACAGTCTTACTGTTTTGCGCCCAAAAGAACTGGAGCGTGTTGCAGATGCCACGGCCTGCTGTGGCCTTCGGCTATCTGAAGAGATGACGGTCCCATTAAACTTATGGGGAAACGCCTCTTGTATCCTTTTATCAAGTTCACCGTAATACTCTCTTGACTCCGTGTCAAAACCTTCTTCCTCGACAAGTCTCTTATGTATGCCGAAGGCTGCAAAGGTCATGGCATCGTCGTCACCAAACCACGGATTTTTACTCGCCCATTTCTCCGCTTTCGGATCTGGCCTAACAGGAGCCGCCTGCTGGGGTTGCCGAGCCTGCGCTTGAGCCTGGACCTGCGCTTGAGCCTGGGCCTGGGCCTGGGCGGTCTTTTGCTGTAATTGGGCAGCTTTTACCCGTTCTTCCTCTATGGCTAACTGGGCGAGCTTTTTATTTAACGCTACTTGGGTAGAGGTATCATTCGTTGCTATCGCCGTTTCTAAATCTCTAGCCAAAGACTCATTTTGCGTAGCAATGCGATCTCCATATTCTGCAACATAGCCCTCATCTAAACTCTGGACCCTGTTTTTTAAAGACGCATTCTCCGCCTGCATGTTCTTTGCATAGTTTATCGCGGCGTCCTGCTGTCTCTCGGCTTCTCTAGCCTTCTTGGTAAGTTTGTCTATCCTGCGTTGGACATTCTTACTGTAGTTCTCATGCTCTTCACCGGAAGAAGCTTCCGCAGAAACAGCCTCTATCTCCACATCTACTTGTTTACCGGAATCCGGAAGATCCACGGTCAGTTCATCTTGGTCAATTTCTGGCATGGCACGTCCCCATGTTAATAGTGCAGGATATCATCCGGATCCTGTATAACGGCTATGACCTCATCGTCATTTAAAATGCGAACCTCCCCACCGTCTATCTTAAAGCGAGCACCCGCGTAGCGACCAAAAATAATCCAATCCTTTTCCGCGCACCAAGGGCCACCAGGAAACTTCTTCTTATCCTCGTAAGCTAGGGGTCCTACCTTCAGTACATAACCACAAACAGTAGCCACAGATTCTCTATCCACAGTGGCATCCGGAAGTAAAACGCCCCCCTCAGTCTTTCCTTTTCCCCTATACGGTAGAATTAACAGACGCCATCCTGTTGGATTAGGAAGACGATCAAATGTTGACGCATCAACCTTGTCCGGATCCAGAACTTTCTGTCCTTCTGGTATGTACGGAAACTCCACCTCTTCTGACTTCACATAGGCCGGTTTTATAGAAACAATGTTGTCGGTCTTCCCTATCTCGGACTTCTTCGGCATCATTCCGCCTTTTCTAAGATTTCTCTTACTTCTTGACCTATATAATCTAAAGATTCAACATTGCCAACTAGTTGTCTGTACTCTTCTAAGCTTTTTATTGTCCCTGAGGTCATCATTTCGGAAATTCGGTCACGGCGCTCTCGCACAGACTTTAAAATATACTCTGCAAGAAGTATCCCGTCCATGAAGGTCCCCCTAGTCGAATGGTTTTAAGAACACCGCCACCATTTATTCTCCTAGATTAACAAATTTTGAAGGTTCCACCGCGAAGAGCTTCCCCCATCCCGCGATTCTTACCCGTTGTAGATGTCGCCAAGGCGACATCCGGCGTCGGCTCTTCCTTGACATCGTTATAAGGAACAAAACCCTGATCCTTAACCACTATACCTTTCCGGGTTACCCCAACGGAACTACCCTTCTTTTCAGCCATATCTCGCTCCTAGCCTCCTCGCTGCTGTTTCATAAGTTCACGCTCTTTGGCAGCATTGATACGAGCCTGAACTATTTCTTCCTGAGATTGAATTCTGGCAGAACCCAGTTGCGCTGTATTTTGAACTTTTTTCTGATCCAACGCCAACCGTGCCTGATCTATCTGGTTATCTGCCGCGTCTCTTTGCGCCCTTATCTCCAAATCCTGCTGTTTCAATGCAATAATGGGATCCGGTTCCCCGCCGCCGCTTATCTGCATACTCAGTGCCTTGACCTCTTGCATACCCTGAGCCACAAGTTGAGCTACCGCGCTCTCTATTTGCAGGGCCTGTTCCTCCGTTGGGGGCTGATTCCCCAGTTGCTCCTGCATTTCCGCTACCACCTGTTCCTTTGCCTTGATGGATACGTGCTCCATTACATGCTTTTGCAGCGATACGGTAACCGCAGGCATCTGGGCCACCATGGGGGAAGAACCAAACACAAGATGGGCCATGATATGGGCATCATGGTTCTGACCTTCAAAAACAACAAGAGGTATATTCTCCAAGGATTCAGAGTTCTCTGTTGCAGGATCCTTCGGCGTGGGGTCCCCCTGCTCTACAGGTTTTAGTATTGAATCAACGTCCTTGATACCTAGCGCCATATACATCCTGCGGTACGCTTCGTACAGGTTATGAAGCTCCGGAGCAGACTGCGCGAGTTGTAGCTCTGTCTGGGCGAGCGTGACACGTTGTGCCATTGAGAAGATATTTGGATCGGAAACTGGAACAACATCTACCCTGTCATCGAAATCTTCCGCTTTAATGGTCCGTTCCGCACCAACCACGTTGTAGGGGTACTCGGGCGGAAGAGATTGCCCGAACACGTCCGCGAGAAGGTCAAACTCATCCTTCTGTGCATAATGCAGGCGCTTATGTATGGCGGACATGACTTTTGCGCCCTGCTCCAGCATTGCAATAGTTGTTCCTACTGCCGCCTGCTGGTTGCCGTCGCCCACCTGCAAGTTTGAAACTGCCGCGAACCTCTGGCCCGCTTCAACGCAAAACCCCATCAACTGATACAAAGTCTGATCGGCACCCTTGTACGGAAGAAGCATAAGAGAATCGCGGATGGCTCCTCCCGGTGCATCAACATCCCGGAATTCACCCGGAGACAGGGGCTCATCATCGTCCCGTATACGCAAACCACGGGCCTTGAACCCTGCCGGAAGATTAGCAAGAGTACCGGCATCTATAAGTTGCCGAAGTGCGGCTGTCGCTGTGCGGCTCAAGCCGCCAATCATGTGTATCAGGCCAAGACCGTAGAATCCAAAACCGGGAAGAAATTTGAAATGTACAAAATACTGGTTCTTTTTACGGTTGGGATCGTCGGGATCATAGTTCCTTCGGACGCTTAAAAGCTTGCTGTTGTTCTCAGATATCGTAACGACATACGGAAGTTTGATGCCCGTAGGCTCGCCGCTCTCGTCCGTGTCCTCGTATCCTTCCAAATCCAGATCTACATGACATTCAAGAAGCGTTACTTCCTGATCCAGGTGATTGGGGGATATCCCGGAGATCTCGTCCATCTCCTCACGGACCTGTGACGGATCCGACTGAGATGCTGTCACCTCTACGTCACTATAGAAACCGGCAACCTGTTTTTTGCGTAGCTCGTTCTCACTTATCTGTATGACGTGCGTGACACTCTCCGCAGTCTCAAGATCCGTCGCCGTATACGGAACAATCAACTGTTCGGCAGGAACAAATTTGCTTACCGCTCTTCCAAGGAATTCATCGTAATATACTTTTTTGAATGTAGAACCTGATAGCGGTAAGTAAAATAGCATCTGGTCAAATTCCGGCGTGTATTCTTTCATCACGCAGGTAATTTGGTAATTCATAAAGTGACGAACGCGCTCCGCCTGATCCTCTGCCTCCGGTGTCACCTTTCCTATTATTTCTGTTCTTACGGGACCCCCCGAAGGAAGGAGTTCTCCGAAAGCCTGCGCCTGAAACTGCGTCACGGCTTCCGCGAGTAATGGATGCGTCACACCTGTGGCACCACGGAAGGGCTCGGACCTTTCCTCGTACTTGAATCCGAGAAGTTCAAGACCTGTCCGGTAGGTATCTTGCCAGTCCTTACGACCGTCCTTGTTCGCCTCGTACTGGGCCATCAAGTCTGAAGAAATCCGGGATGAAGACGTGTCTGAAAGGCTTTCCGCCAAATTATCGTAGAAATCTCCAGTATCGGAAGAAGGTGCGCGGGGATCAAAATCGACAACAACGCCGCCATCGTCCTCCAGTTCGATATTAAGACCTGGAGCTTCTATAAGTGTGTCGTCCTTCACAGGTACCTCGGCGGCGGGGCCTTCCTCTAGTTCAACAGGAGGAATCGCATCCCGGCGCTCTACAAGGGAGGCCGTACCAAAATTGCTACGAGGGAGCGGGTTTTTCGCCATTCTAGTACCTTCTCAGAGTCATAATCCCACCGTTCCGCATTCCACGAAAGTTTCCTATGGCTTGATCCGAAAGACGAACATCTCCGAGTATACGCATCCGTTGGTCTTCTATGGCTTGATCCGAAGCTCCGTCTTCACGGTGGACATCGTTGGGCGGCTGCACGGTAGGAATCGGCAACGGCCCGTCAAGAATGGGCAGCTGCTCTTCAAAAAGGCGGCGAACATCTTTACCCGTCCGAGGAACGGTTGGATCAACGGGCCTTCTGCGAGGGATGACCAGTCCGTACATTCGATCCACCAACCGTTGGGCTCTCCCCCCTGTTTGGAGCCACCACGGTGTCTCCTCCAGAGTCTCCTCCAGAGTCTCCTCCGAGGTCCCGTCAGGAGTCTTCTTGCTGATTACTGCGCGCTTTCTACCCGTTGGTTCTACGTATCTCATCTCCAAGGCTGCCCGCGTAAAGTCTCCCGCGTTAATTGCTCCGAGCATGCCCGTGAACTCCCTTATGCCTGTGTCACCTAAGTTAAATGCCATATTCACGAGTATTCTGTGTAGCTCGGGTGATCCGCCACTCGGCAATAAAGAATCCGCAATCGTCCTCGCCTTTTCCATATCACTCTTGAACCACGCTGCGCGGATCTCTGGCGGGACCTCCGTTCCTTCCCGATATAGATCTTGCTCTGCCTCGGTAAGTTTGTGACCAATACCCCCCGTCAGCACTTTTTTGATCGTGCCGTTCCGTTGTGGAACTTCGTCCATGTATGTCTTTGCTTTGTTCCCACCTTCGTCTTCCGTAATCTGTCCCGCTTCCGACATCCCGTAACTGGATCCGTCATTATTTACCGAACCCCCGTTAGTATATCCGAGAGGGCGAAAGCCCATCATACCGCCGTTTCGCATTCCAACGGCCTGCCCAGTCCTCCCAAGCCGTTTCCACCATGGGGCGGAAATTTCATCCTGCCCTTGCGGCCCTCTTATCATGTCGCCAAAGGGCATCAGTCCTGTACCTTGTTCGCCTGGGGGCCACTTGAACGGCTGCGGCCCTCCTGGCCGGGGATCCGGCTCACCCGCACCCACAAAACCACTAACAACATCCCCAGCG